CGCAAAGAGCTGGATGCAGCAGACGCCCGCACCATGAGCCCGAGCAAGCCAGACGCAAAGGGCGGCTCTGGCAGTACGCCAAAAGCTAACGCGCCAAGCATTGGTAGCCCAGCGGCTAGCGACTTTTCTGCCAACTTCCTGAATAACCTACAAACGCAATACGCCACGCTCAATGGCACGATCAGCAAGACTGACGAGGTTAAGCGTCAATTGGCAATCAGCAGCGAGAAGTTTACACAATCGCAAAAGAATGAGGCGCTGTCCATCGCCGCGCTGATTGACCAAGAGAAGCGCCGTATTGCCGTGGAGGAAGTGCAAAAAAGCCAAGTTAAACCCTTTGCAGACAAAGCCCGCGACATGCAGTTTGAGGTGTCTCTGATCGGCAAGAACGCCGAAGAAACAGCACGCCTGCGCTTTGAATATGAGCTGACCAACCGCACCAAAGAGGCTGGCATCGAGGTGGATAAGCTGGTGAAGAAGGGTGTGATTCAGCAATCAGATGCCACCCGCGCACTGGCCGACATCGAGCGCTTTGCAGCCGAAGCCCGCATCGAATACGCCCGCCGCGCCGCTGACGAACACGACAAACAATACAACGCCCTGCGCGGTTTAAGCGAAGGCATGAAAGACTACTGGCAAAGCGCCGAGCGCATGGGAGAAAACACGCGCAACGCTGTGCAAAACGCTTTTCGTGGCATGGAAGACGCCATGGTGAACTTTGTGAAAACGGGAAAGCTAGATTTTCGGTCGTTGGCCGATTCGGTTATTTCGGACCTGATTCGGATTCAGATTCAGCAGAGCATCACAGGACCGCTAGCCAGAGGGATGCAGGCCATGCTTGGTGGCGGAAACTACAGCAGCACCACAGACGCGGGTGGCTATACGTCCAGCGCTGCAGAGTTTGCCAATGGGGGTGTGATGAGTGGCTCGGGACCATTGCCCATGATGGCCTACAGCAGCGGAGGAATTGCCACAAGTCCGCAACTGGCCGTGTTTGGCGAAGGCCGCATGAACGAGGCCTATGTTCCTCTGCCCGATGGTCGCACCATTCCCGTCACCATGTCGGGCGGCGCATCCAACGTGGTGGTTAATGTGCACCCCACCAGCGGTCAAACGGCCAATGTGCAATCTACACAAAACGGCGATGGCTCAACAAGCGTTGATATTTTTATGAGCCAAATTCAAAACAGCATGGCTGATGGCGTGGCGTCTGGCACTGGGCCACTTTTCCACGCAATGGGCAGTCGATTTGTGCAACAGGGGGCGGTGTAAATGGCCACATTTCCAAGCTACGTAGGTATTGCATGGGCCGATACGGCTGAGCAGCCAGCACCGGTTGTATTGCGCTCCGAGATGGAACGCGGCGTACCCAAGCAACGCCGGATGGCCAGTGACGCCATGGTGACCGTGCCTGTGACGCTTTACTTTCGCACTAAGGCCAATGCCACTGATTTTGAAGATTGGGTCTACAGCCAAATTGGAGGTGGCGCCGACTGGTTTACCTGGACCAACCCACGCACTAGCGCCGATGTGCAAGCCCGCATTGTTGGCGGTGATATTGGCGCACTCAAGCCAGGCAGTAACGCATGGACGTTTGCTGAGCGTAGCCTAAAGCTGGAATATTTGCGGAGCACCTACTGATGGTCAGCGCTGCCACCACCACCGCGCTGCAAAGCATCAGCGACAGCCAAGGCATTTTGGAAATGCTAGAGATCGACCATTCCAGTTTTGTCACCCCTGTACGCATCGTCAACGACACGCGCAACTGGATGATTGGCGCCAACGAGTTTGTGGGCCTACCGTTTCGCCTCAAGCTACCCAGCCAAGCCCAAAAAGAAAATCCACGCGCCCAGCTGCAAATTGACAACGTTGGCCGCGAGCTGGCAAGTGCCATAGAAGGGCTGCCTGTGGGCTCGGCATTAACTGCCACCATTCGTCTAGCTAGCCGAGCCAATCCAGCAGTGGCCGATTATGAGTTTGTTGCCATTCTTAGCGGAATCAGCATGACGCCTACCACCGTATCCGCCACGATGGGACCAGACGACACCATGCGCCAAAGCGCCGTGAAAGTGCGCTTTGACCCCGACAACGCGCCCGGATTGTTTGCAGGCTAAACCACGTACTCCACCATGCATACCAACCAAGACATTCAAGCCCAAGCACGAGATCGCGCCCAAGACTTTGCGGCCGCGCAGAGCTATGTGGGAATTGAGTACGTGCCAGACTACTTTGACTGCGCCCACTTGTTTTTTAATGTGCAAAAAAAAGTGTTTGGCCGCACCATCACGCTACCCAGCAAGTTCGATGCACATGCGCTTGGGCGCGCTGGCCAAGCCGCGCAAATTCGCGCCGCCCGTGACGCACTAGCTTCACGTATTGATGGCCCGCAGCATGGTTGTGCCGTGCTAATCGTGTGCGCCACCGAGCGCGGCGACTGTTGGCACATTGGCACGGTGTTTGAGCATAAGGGCGAGCATTGGGTGCTGCACAACAGTCGCGTCATGGGCAATGCTGCGCTGAACCGCCTAAGCCACTTTGCAAAGGTTGGAAACCGCGTTGAGGGCTTTTACACATGCAACTAAAACGCATTGACGAGGCCGCCCAGCCCATTGATCGCTTAGCGCGGCTGGTTGTAACACCACACCCACTGACCACCCAAGGTCAAAGCAGTGTGGCTGTGTTCATGGCCGAAGGTGAAAGCCTCGCCTCCGTGCTGTACAGCGCGGGCGTTGATGCTGATTGGGTGGTAGAGCTAGATGGCCTGCGGGTGCCAGCCTTGATGTGGCAACGTACACGCGTGAAACATGGGGTGGTTATCGAGTGCCGGCGCGTAGTTCACGGTGGAGGCAACCCGCTTGCACAAATCGCCATGATTGCGCTTGTCATTTATGCGCCTACGCTTGTGGCCACCTGGGGATTTACTGGCGTTACTGCCTCGCTTGTTACGGCAGGCGTTGTCATTGCGGGGTCAATGGTCATCAACTCTGTTTTGCCGCCTCCAAAAATGGCAAGCATGGATATGGCCAGCAATGAGGTGCAGCCAACCTACAGCCTAAGCGGTGGGCGCAACGGGCAGCGACTATGGCAGCCCATGGCTTTGGTGCTTGGACAGCCGTATTGCGTGCCTGATTTGGCGGCTCAGTCCTACACCGAGTTTGTAGGAGAAGACCAGTATCTCTATCAAATTTTCCATGGCGGCTTCAACCTTCAACGCATCGAGACCATGCGCATTGGGCAAACGGCCATTGGCAGCTTTGAAGGGGTGACAAAGTACGCTAAAGGATTGCCAGAATCAAGCGGATACATCACCGGCCTGCCAAACTCAAGTGTAGACACTTTGGCCGGCGGACTACTAGATGCGCCAAACGGCACGGGCGCATGGGTGCAGCGCACCACCAGTCCAAATACGCTGAGCATAGGAATTGACCTTGAGATGAGTCTGTTTGGTGTCAATAGCAGCAATGGCGCATACGTTGGGAAAAGTGTTGCACTAGAGGTGCAGTACGCAGCAGCTGGTTCTGGCAACTGGGTTGGAGTGCCAACAGGGGCCTCATATCAACAACAAGTAGTCGCTGGCTACGATGGAAACGGTGATCCGGTTTATACATGGGCAACTGTCTACTACCCATCCGGCTCTCCAACGTATACCAATGCCAGCACCAAGCCGCTTCGGATTGGAATTAGCTTTGGCGTTTCAAGCGGCCAGTACGATGTAAGGCTGCGCAAGATTACACAAAACGATATATCAAGTTCATCACAAAACACCACTAATTGGACGCAATTAAAAAGCTACCAAGCAAACCTAACAAGCTATCCTGGACAGGCTTTGGTCGGCCTAAAAATCAAGGCATCTGGCCAACTGACAGGGAGCATTGAGGAGTTAAATTGGGTGGCCACTGCTCGCCCTGCACCCTATTGGAATGGCAGCGCATGGACCACTGCCACCAGCTCTGGTAACGGCCTGAGCAATCCAGGCACACAAATATTGCAGCTGGCCCGTGGCATCTATGACGAAAACGGCCGATTGGTGGCGGGCCTTGGTTGGGCCGACAGCCGAATTGACATTGATAGCATCAAGCGCTTCATGGTGTGGTGTGCTGAAAAAGGCTTTAAGTTTGATGCCTTCATCCAAGACGCCATGAGCCACGATGACCTGCTGGGAGCCATTGCCTATGCAGGGCTTGCAAGTATTAGCTGGGATAGCGGAAAGCTGGGAGTGAGCTTCATTGATGATGACGCAGTGGTGGAGGGCGTCATCAACATGGGAAACCTCAAGGCCCGCACATTCAGTGTGGCTTATGCCACAGGCGACCGTGCTGATGAGATTGAATATGGCTACTTTGACCGCAATGCCAGCAACCAATGGAACAGCCTGCGCGTGGCGGCACCTGGCGCGACATCGGTTAACAGCACCGCACGGATGAGCAATCTTGGTATCACCACCGAGGCCCATGCTGCCGTGTTGGCTCGCTACGCCATGGCTCAAAACGTTTACATGGCCAAGGCCATCACCTTTGAGCAAGACCTTGAGTTTTTGACCTACCGCCGAGGCACTGTGCTAGCCCTGAGCCACGACATGACGCAATGGGGCTACAGTGGACGAGTGCAGACAGCAGTCAATACCAGCGGCTCTGTGACGCTGACGCTGGACGATGCAATTCCCGCGCCCAGCTCTGGCAGCTCCTACATCGGCCTGCGGCTAGTGGGAGAGACGCAATACAGAATTTTCACGGCCCAACCATTCACAGGAAGTGCGCGTACCGTGACGTTAATAGGCGCATGGCCCAGCGGCGTCGCATTACCAGGCGCCAACGGACAACCCATGGATGCACTTTGGATTTATGACTTCAAGCCCACGCCAGGCCTGAAAGTAATAGTGACCAAGATTGATCCAAGCGACAACCAAAATGGCGCAAAGGTAACCGTAACTCCGCTACCTGATGAGTTTTGGCCTTATGTGCTGACCGGTGCGTACACGTCGCCACCAAATAGAAGCCTCCTAAGTAAACTTTCCAACGTTACATCGGCCGTCGTGACGGAAATGCTGCGCAGGCAAGGCAACACGTTTTACACCGAGCTAACAGCCCAGTTTGAAATCGATCAAAACTTGGGCCTTACGCAAGTATGGGGCGGTGTTGGCGGTGCGCCATTGCAAAAGTTAGGCAGTACAGAAGGGCGCAGTTTTACATGGCCTGCTGGCCTATCTGAAACATGGAATATTGAGCTTCGCCCTGTTAATGGCCTTGGACAGGTTGGCGGAATTAAGCGCGTGAGTTATGCCGTGACCGGGCTCTCCGCGCCTCCGCCTGGTGTGACGCAGTTCAGCATCAACAATGCCACACTCAATTGGTCTGCCGTAGATGTTGTAGATCTTGCTGGCTACAAAATCCGTTTTCAGTATGGTCAAAACTTATTTTGGGGTAATGCGGCTCCGCTGCATGAAGGCCTTATCACTGAGATGCCATACGACATGGTGCACCGACCTGCTGGAGTTGTGACTCTGCTGATTAAGGCGGTAGATACGTCTGGCAATGAGAGCGCAAACCCTGCCGCAATTGTGATGAACCTAGGCGACACCTTGGTCGACAACATTCTTTTGAGCTGGCCGCAGCACACCGCATGGGCTGGCATCAAAACAAATTGCTCGGTCATTGGCGGGCAGTTGGTGGCGGCCGCATCTGATTTTTTCTATGGTTCTGACGATGCTCTTTTCTATACCGAAGAAACGGCAAGTTTCTACGCAGAGGCCAGTTGTGCACCAGGCGAATACTTGTTTGAGCTAACCCCAAGTGCAGCCGGAACTCTCAAGTTGCAGCATGAAATTTCGGCCACGAACTACACGATCGAATATCAGCGCAATAACCAAGACTTGTTTTATGGCGCCGATCTAAACTTTTTTTACGATGACGATTCTGTCTTGTTTTACGGAGATCCTACGGGCTGGACCATTTGGCCCGGAGGCCTTGAGATGACAAGCACAGAGTCAATCGCTTTCAAAATTTCCATGAGTGGCGGAGCTGGGCTAGACACTATTTCAACCTTGTCTGCCGTATTAGACGTGCCTGATATTACCATTTCACTAAATGATGTTTCAGTGGGCGCATTGGGCGCCAGATTGCCACTTGGGCAGGCAGTTCACCTTGTTAAAAACGTGCAGGTCACCTTGCAGTCCGCAGCTGGCAATGCCATGACGGCCATCGTGAGCGACAAACAAAACCCGCTTGGCCCCTATGTCCAAGTATTTGACAAAAACTTAAGTGCGGTCACTGGAGTAGTGGACGCAGTGATCCAAGCCTATTAATTTTCAAGAGGAAGAAACATATGTCAAAAGCCTTACCAACCCGTGCGAACATTGCAGGCACACCAACTAATGCACAGGCAAAAGCTGCGTTAACGGATATTTACGATGTGCTTGTGCAGCGCCTCGGATCAGACACCACATTGAGCTATGGCATTTTTAATAAAGCCGACAAAGCAAGCGTTGTCTTTACCAAAACAGGAAACAGCACTGCATCCATCAAGGCAGGAACCCATGCAGACGTGGGTGGCACATTGCTTTACTTCGGATCAGACGCCAGCATCGTGATGCCATCACTGACGGCGGGTGTTGATTACGCCATTTACGTGTGCACAGACGGCACGGCCCGCGCTGATTCTTCATTTACTGCACCGTCTGGCTACACGACTGCGAATAGCCGAAAAGTGGGCGGCTTTCATTACGCGCCTGGCGGCAACGCATCAGGCCAATCCGGCGGAGATACAACTCCGCAAATCAATCAATACAGCTTTTGGGATTTAAAGTTCAAGCCAAGCTGTGCAGATCCAAGAGGCATGACACTTGTTGGCGGTGCGTTTTGGATGGATATTTATTTAACAGGCGTAGACGCCATCACAAACGGCTCATCAAAATACAACGTCACGATGGCTGATGGATCAAGCCCTCCAAAAGTCCCAACAATGTTTGGCGGAAACGGTTCGACAACCTATGGAAGCTACACATGGTTTGAGGCGATGGAACTGGCAACCGCCTTTGGAAAACGTGCACCTAGCCAACGCGAGTTTATGGCTGCGACGTATGGCACAACAGAGGCGTCAAGCATTGGAACAGACCAAAACAGCAGCATTTTGAACGCTGCCTATACGTCTAAGTGGGGTGTTGTGCAGGCTACTGGTGTTTTATGGATTTGGGGAGATGACCGTGGTGGCGCATACGCCACCGCAGGCTGGAACGCCAACACAGAAGGCCGCGGCTCCGAGTACAACGCGCCCAATGCGGTGCTCTTTGGCGGCGACTGGATCGACGGTGCGATCTGCGGTTCTCGGTGCTCGCTCTGGTACGACGCGGCGTCGGACTCGAACAACTACATCGGTTCGCGCTTTTGCTGTGACCTCCTGCAACTTGACTAAAGCGGCGAAAGCCGCTCTTAATAATGCAACCTACTGAACAAGCAACGCAATGTTTTGACCAAATGGCAATTGTGGAAAAGTACGAGCGCACGATTGCTTATTTGTACCCAATTGCGCAGTCTATTCCGCGCAAACATGGAGTTGCAAGAGAGATGTTTTTGCAGTGCCTGCTTGGGATTCCAGACCTGTTATTTCAGGCTGGAAAAAGCAATCAGGTTTCAAAGATTTATGCCGCAGACGCTGGGTTGGCCCAGTTGCGGTTTTGGTTGCGATTCCTGCTTTCTATAAAAGCAATGACCACACACCAACTCCAAACAGCACAGGTTCTGTTGTCAGAGGTGGGTAAGTTGGTTGGCGCTTGGATAAAGGGCAGGCAAAGCATGGGGCGGGTTGGGTAAATATGCGGTGCTCTTTGGCGGCAACTGGAACAACGGTGCGAACTGCGGTTCTCGGTGCTCGAACTGGAACAACGCGGCGTCGAACTCGAACAACAACATCGGTTCGCGCTTTTGCTGTGACGACACAACTTTCTTGCTCTGTCAACGCTCAGGCTTGGCAGGCAGACCAATCAAGTGTGGTCAGCCGATCCCGTCCTCCTTTGGGAAATACGTTTCACGATTCGGCAAAACGCTTAGTAAGTAATTGAAAAGCGGAGCCGGTACTTTTATGGTAAAAAAACACAGAAACTTAATAGACAAAATCACGGATATTGACAACCTCCGCGAGGCCTATCTAAAGACTTCAAATGGGAAAAAGATGACCTATGGTTATCTTGAGTTCAAGGAGTATG